CATCAGCTAAGTCCTTTGTTAGATTTACTGAATTCCCTAACCCACCATTATAAATCGTGTATTTTGCGTTTAATTTAGCTAATGCCGTTGCGGAAGCGTTCAATGACACTCTGCTTCCTAATTTAGTTGTATTTGCTGTTAATTCTAGTTCCGCTCTTACTAAATCATTTTTTTCCTCTAAAGTTTTGTTTGTGAGATCAAGACCGAATTTATTATCAATATTTATTTTATTAAGCTCTCTTTCGAATTCAATTTTTCTTTTAGCGTTAATCAAAGCCCTGTCGCCTGCTTTAATTAATAGCTTCTCTATATTTTCTTGTTGACTTTGTAGAGCTATTCGTTTAATATAAAGCTCATTAACCTCTTGAAGCGCTAAAGATAAATCTTCGTTTGTTGATTTTTCATCTATAAGGTATTGATTAAAGACTGGATAAGTGCTGTTTAATCTCTCTATTAAAATAGCCCTGTCTTCGTTGCTTATGTTAACATCTGTAATTCTACTAACTAAAGTGTTTAACGATAATTGCTCCTCGTTTATCAATTTAATCTGCTCTTTAAAAGCATCGTTTACAGGGGTTAAGAATTTAAGAAAGCTACTTAGTGCGCTTATCCCTCCTTTAAAGAAATTTGAAAGTGTCCCCTCTCCTCCTTCAACTCCTTTAATAAGTGCTGTCCATGCGTTGCCTAATCTATTTTGCGCCGCCGTTAGTGTTTCAACCTTATTAACCGACTCTAATCCATACGTCTTCTCTAATTCCTTTGCGAAATTTGGCAATACTTCCTCACTAATCACATTCCCTAGCTCTAGTTGTTTTCCCAACTCCTGAGTGGTTAAGCCCATTGACTTCGCAAGAATCTGGAATGCCCCTGGCAATCTCTCCCCTAATTGCCCTCTAATTTCTTCAGCCTGTACCGTTCCTTTGGATAGTATCTGCTCTAAGGCTCTGAAACTTCCGTTTATATCGTCAGAACTTAATCCTAAAACAGCCCCTGCCTTAGCTGTCTGTCTAAATATGTCTTCAGTTTCTGCTATGGTTAAATTAGTTGTTTTGGCAGAGGCTAAAAACTTCACATACGACTTTTGAAGTCCGTTAATCTCAACCCCCGCTTCTTCTGCTAAATTAGTTGTGAACCGTTGCGCCCTGTTGTAAGCACCTTGCGTTTCTGTGACTTGCTTTAAAGCTTTGTCCAGTCCGTCAATTTCTTTTACTAATGTGAAAATTTCACGTCCAATAGCTGCTGCTGACAATAATCCAAATGCCCCTGCAAAGTTTCTGAGTGCAAATCCTGCTTTTCCTAGTCCTGAGCTGTAATTCCCTACATTTCGTTGAAACCGCTTGATAGACGCATCTGCCTTGATTACCGCTCTGTTATATTTTTTAAAGTCTTTTTCTGACCTTCTGAGTTCTGTTTGTTCTCTTTTAGTAAGTCTTATTCCCTGCTCTTTTTTGGCAGTAAGATTTTGGACAGAACGCCCAGCCTGATTCATTTTGACTACCAGTTTTTGGTATTCAGTAGTGATTTTGGAATTTAGAATCGTTTCCTCTTTTATTGCTCGGTTAAGTTGAGTGGTTTCAACACGCTGCTTAATCAAAGCTCTGTTTGTGGATTCTGTGGCGGCTTTATTTTTTTCTATTTGAGAAATTAACGCCTTTTCAAGTCGATCTTGTTCCTTTAAGGCTGCGGACACCTGATCGGTTATCTGGGCACGCTCCTGAAGAATTTTGTTTGCTTGCTTCGGTGTTTTTAAGTCAAAAGTATTCTTAGGAGTTTCTCGCATCAATTGACTGGTCTTAACGATTTCTGCTTGCACCTCTTTTAAGAGGCGAATCATTTCGTTTAAGCCTTTTTGACCTTCATCTAATACAGGTAACTTATTTCCCATGGCTTCGTTTTTTTTCTGCGGTTAATTCCTCGGCTTCATTGAATAGCTCCAACCATTCATCTACAGGGGTCTCTTTTAGATTGATTTTCACCTCTAAAACACGCTCTAACTTTATTTTTTGCTTCAACAGGCTCATTCCTTTTTTATCACCTTCAGAAAGCGTTTTGAGTTCGTTTTGCTTGATTCCTATCTTTGTTTTTGCGGCTCTCAATTGGCGTTCTAAGCCCTTAATTTGAGGTTGTATTTTGCCTTTTATATTAAATATGAAGCCCCATGCGTTGATTTCTCGTCCGTAATCTTCTTTGTTTGCGTCACTTAACCCGTATATAAGAGTAGAAAGCATGGTGTAACGCTTTTCTAAGTAGTCCACCTCGTTATAAAGAGCGTAATAGTTTTTAGATTCGTTGTTGGCGGTTTTCTCGTGCCAAACATCTAAAACGGTTTCCCAAAGGGTTTGGGCTGCTTCTGGCGGTTTAATGTCTTTACGTTCGTCCCACTCCATCACTAGATAGGCAAGATTGCCTGTTTGCTGTATCTTGTCAAATCGGTAAATCGGTAAATCGCTTGTTCCTAGGTAAAGCATTATAATAAGTTTAATTTTTGTGTGAGTTTCCTGTCTAATTCTGGCAGTATAATCTCATAGTTAATTCTATGGTTGTGCGCTTCGGTAAAATCAAATATATCTCCATATTTTTCCTTTAAAAACGTGGCTTTGGCATCATACGAAAACAGTGTATAGGTGTCCTTACTGTCAAACGTCAAGAACATCTCATCAAAAGTGCCGCCTGTCCATTCAAAATTATAGGGCTGCCCTGCTTCTTTTGGTTGCCTCGGTCTGTTTTCGGGGTCTGCTGCATAGCCTTCCGTGGCTTTTGAATATCTTCCTATCAATTTCCCTTTTGAATCCAGTCCTAAACCTAATTGTTCATCCGTTAGGATTTTCAGTACTTCCGACCATTTATCCCTCAGTATTTGCCGTACATCATTGGAAAGCTCATTTTTGATACTTCCAACGCCTCTGAGATATGGTTGTACTACTTTGCTCATATACAAAAGCCCCACCCGTGTGGATAGGGCTGATTTTTTAATCAGTGTTAAGTCACGTTATGCGACTGTTGCTGTGATGGTACTTGATTTATACAAACTGCCATCTAAAGAAATACCAACACGGCTTTCTACAGTGTCGTATAATCTTACATCGACAACGTCACTTGATGCGAGTGCTGCAAGAGTAAGCGTGTAAACTCCCGTAGAACCAACCTCTGCAGCTGTTATTGGAGTTACCACGTCATTGATTGTGACTTTAAAATCTGTGGTAGAAATGCCAGATACTGGCTTTTCATCTTGTCGTGTCACAACTTTAACTGTTAATGTAGTGTCTGCTGCTGCTGGTGCATTTACATAGCTTAAAGTAGATTCATTCACCCCTTCTAAAGTTCTTGGATCAAAGGACGCCTGTTTCTGAATATAAGAAGGGTTTTCGTCCAATTCCGTGCGTTCTGTCAACTGAAACGCCAAACCTTCACGTTGCCCTGCTGTATCTGTAGCCCACGTTAAACGTTGTCCTTGTAACATACCTACTGAAAATCCTTTAAGGCTTCCGTTGGTTGCTTGTGTTCCTAGTAAATTCCCTGCGGTATCTACATACAAAACATCGTAATTACCGAAACTACTTAATGAAAATAAAGCCGTGTGAAAATACAGTCCATTTACGAATTGCACTAAGAACTCGTAAAGCCCTAGAGTGGTCACTCGTTTAGTTCCATCTTCTAATGTTTCGATCTGATCGTCACTTGAATTGTCTGTAAAGGTTGTAATGCCTTTTACAACAATAAGATTGCCCTCTGCTTGTAATTGCTGCGCATATGTTACATCGAGTTCTTTAGTACCGTCAAATACAAAACCTCTTGGAACAAACCAAAGGTCTTTTGTTTTTTGAAAATACGGTCTGCACCCTTTAAATCCTGTGCCTAGTACGCCAGATGCTCCACACGCTACTAGATTGATAATGTTATTTAATGTTGCCATTTTAAATTAGTTTTAATGATTTGTAATGATTTGCTTGTTCGTCTGTGAGTTTCACTTTTGATCCTGCTGCTTTTTTCGGACTTCCGTTTTTATTTGAGCCTAGATTCTTTAAAAGTGTGTACTCTGTTGTTTGAATCTTTGGTGCTTCACCTTCCGATTCGGTTTTTTTTACTGCCATATGTTTGTATTTAAACAGTTATTGTTAAATTCTACTTCGTTAAATGTGATTTTTAAAGCATCCCATAGTTCGATAGTGCCATGCGAATTTTCATCCTTATAATTGTTATCAGAGTAATTAGGGTGTTTAAAAATCTCCCACTTTTCTCCTATAACTTTTGTAACTCCTGAATCTGTCAATCCTTTTAGTACCAAATCTGCTACTGGATTTAAAACAAGTTCAAACGCCTTCTTATAGCGTTGTGGATTAAAAAGATTTTGGTCACTCTCAAGTGTTGCAATAATCAATTCTACTCTCTTGTTGCATCTTGACCCATAATTATAATGACTGTCTACACTTGGTAGTAGCCAAATCAATGGATAACTACCGTTCTTTTTCAACTCTAAATATCTATTTAACTCTAGTTTATCACCCCAGCTAAATTGTGGCTTTTGTGATACGTTTGAGTTTAGCACCTGTACTGGCATCTGATTGATTATATCTCTTAATATGTGTTCTGGCACGATCATATTCCTAACGAATTTTGGTTCTCATAAAACTTAAATTCAAAGTCTGGAAATGCCGTAGCGTCTAATTCGTTTTGGTCTGTTAAGAACCGATACAAAGAGACGACAGAATCATTATTTTGATAATAATCTAAGCCAACGGTTCCAAAGTGATTTCTTATAATCACTGGGTCGCATTGTGCCTGTGCTTGATACCCTTTAATAAAGTTTCGCCATGCTGAAATGTACTTTGGTGTATAGCTATAGTTCTGTGCGTTCTTGGCTTTGTTTTGAGCGACACCTGTTGTGGTGTATGTGCTTTCATCATTGCGTAAGAACTCACAAAAGATATAAGAGGCTACTAAACTATTCTTGTTGTAGCCTCTCAATCCCTCCCATAGATATTCCTTACCATCTAGTGTGTAGGTTGCCCCGTCCACTAAATCTTTCCATTTCTGCGCTGCGTTTGGCAAATCTGCCATTGCAGTGGTAAACTCATTAAACAGCGTAACCCCTAACGCATCTAACATTAACTGACGCTCACATATACCAATGAAGTAATCCAACTCGCTTTCCTGACTCGGAGAGTCTGAGGATGCGCTGATGTCTACCGAATTAGGAATAAAATTAATTCCCTTTAAGTAATATGTTTGGTCTGTTATTGTTGCCATGCTTTATTTTTTAGGTGCTGGTTTCTTTGCCTTTGAAAACGCTTTTACTGCTCCTGACTTAATGCAGCCTTTTGCAGTGCTCTCTGGCATTTCTATGGTATCACCTTTTTTGTAGCGACCCCATTTTTCAAGTATTACTTCAACCTTTTTCATGATTAAGGTGCTGTAATAGCTGTTTTGATCGTTGCGATGTCGTCATAAATGAACGCTTGTTCGTCTAATTTTTTAACGAATGCGTGAAAACGAGACTCCCCTAGAATTACAAACTGATTCTTGATGAAATCATCATTTACATACCCAATCTTTACGGTATACCCCGAATAGTTTGTAGTATTGTACTTACTCATGTCTGCAATAAAGATTTTCCCTGCTGGGATTGATCTTTCTGGAATGATTCTAAGCCCACCAATATTTACCACATTAAATAAACTTGCTGTTGGATATAAAGGATTCCCGTCTGTATTTTTAACAGATACAAACTGAATATAGAAATCAACTGGATTCACAACGCATAAAGAAGGCATATAGCTCGTTTCATCTTCATAATTATGAGTAGTGTATATGTCCGTAACACCTGCATTAATGACATCCATAATATTTGGATTCTTAACAGCGTTAGCCATTGCACCTGCTGTAAAAACTCTTCCATAAAGTGTTGCGCCCTTTGGATTCGGTGCTACACCGTCACCAAATAGGATTCCGCTTTGCTTCTTTAAATCGTGCTTTTTTCTTAAAAATTCATTAGCAACCGATTGTAAGCCTACTACATCTTCTATGGATTCATCTGTTAATCTAGTCCATGCAGCTGCTTTTACAGGCTTTGCGTAATTCGTCTCCCATGTAAAATCTATCTGAGGCTTCACAGCTCCTTCTGCAACAAAAGTATAATCTCCATCCTTTGGCTTAGCTTCAGTATATGGATATGCTGCTAAACTTGTACTAATGTTAGAAGTTAAACCTAGTAACTCTGCTCCTCTCAAGTTCACATTAGATAATGGTGCTTGCTGTGTACCTGTTAAATTAGGTGGATTTGTATTGACCCCTGTCGCTGTTGTGATATTTCCAACAACTTTAGAAACTAATTCAACCATTCCGCTACCAGTAGCTTTAATTGACTTAATCTTATCAAAGTTATCTTCAATAAACTTGTCAACTTCTTGTTTAAAGCTTTGCCCCATAACACCGCCTTCTTCACCCAACTTAGTGATCTTCACGCCTTGTTCTTTTACGATTTCTTCGATTCTTGTGTTTTCTGCCTTTGCAGTGTCAAGAGCCGTTTTTAATGCACCCATATCTTCAACTGCTTTAGTTAAAGTTTCAGGATTCATTTCTTTTAAGGCTTCCGCAACTTTTGCATCTATTGCCTTACCAGTTTCTGTTTCTACTTTAGAAATCAGTTCTGTAAATTCTTGTTCAGTCATGTTTTTAAATTTTTAGATTAATATTTTTTATTGCTTCTGTAATATTGAAAGTGCCTTGAGCGGCTTTCGGTAGAGTGCCTTTCGACGGCTCTGTTTTAATGCTTTGTGTTGGTGTAATTGGATTACTTCCCATTGGTACGGCTGACCCTTCTACGGCTTTCGCTTCGGTTACCGCCCAAAATATTCCAGAGGCGTCTGCCTCTTCTTTGTTTGTGATCTCTGGGTAGTATTTATCCCATACCGCTTTCTCTTCCTCATAGCGTTCATCGTCAATTGCCATAAATATTTTTACATAACGCATCCCTACGCTGTGATTGTTGACATACCCCTTTGAGTATTGATTAAACATATACGGGTTGCGCTCTCTTTTCACGGTACTGTCAAATACAAGAGCTTG